GCGACCGCGCAGCGCCTCATCGCCAAGTACGGCCAATCCGCTACTGTGAAGCGGATCACGCCTCCGGATCCTGTTTACGGCGGCGAGCCTGTCGTCACGTCTTATCCCGCCACGCTCGTCCCGATGGCCTACGAGGCCCGCTACATCGACGGCACGGTCATCCAGACCGGCGACATGCAGATTTACATCTCGTCGGTCGGTCTCGCGATCGAGCCCACCGTTGGCGACGTCGTCACCGCCAACGGCGTCGATTACGCCATCATCAACGGCGACCCGAACAAATACGACGGCATCACGCCGGTCGTCTTCATCGTGCAGGCAAGGATGTCAGGATGAGTTTTAGTGGAACTTCTCGAGGACGATGAGGCGCTCACCATCAAGGCCAGTCCACTCGGACGCGTAATAGAAGAAGCAGTTGGGGTAGTCTTCCAAGTAAGGCCTTTGCGACACATGCAAGTTGGCTCGCGCAGACTTCCAGAATGCGAAGCAATCGTCCAGTGGTATGCGGCGGGCGGGTCGCCCAGGGTCAACTTCGATGAACGCAAGAGGCCCTCCGCGAAGCAAAGCGCGGATGTCCTCCTCCGTCAGGTCATCCCTGACGCACCGGCCTATCTCTCCGTCATGCTGCAGCTTTTCAAGCGAACGGTTCATGCAACGAGCCCATTGAATCCTTGAATGAGTAGCTTATCGCTTGGCGATGGTTGAATACAAACAAAACGCGACGGCGCATGAGCTGGTCGGGGAGTTCCGCCAGGCCGGAGCTGTCACCCGCCTTGGGTGACCAACGCTTTCTTCATCGAGGGAGAGGATCGCGGCTTAGTTCTCCTGGACCGATAGCCCGTCCTCGCCAATCTTGATCTCGACGCCTTGCGTCGTCTCCTCCTGGTAGACGTAGACACCCAGTCCAATAACGACAACGGCAAGCACGGCGATCACGAGGTAGAGCCCATTCCGGTTCATCGGGTTCCTTTCCGCAGGTTGAGATCAGGTACTTAGAAGCAGTTCGGCGAAAGGCAACGGCATGACATTCGACGAACTGCTGTCCACCTATGAGCCGCGCCTTGCCGCGGCATTTCGAGAGGCGATCGAGGCGGTCAAGTCGACCATCGTGCTTGCCCGCGTCGTCGAGCGTCTGGAGCGTGGAGACATCAACGGCGCGGTCGAGGCAATGCAGATAGAGCCGGAGGCATTCTCCGCTCTCGAAATCGCGCTGCAGGAGGCTTTCAACGCCGGCGGTACCAATGCTGTCGGCGAACTGCCTAAGGTCATGGACCCTCAAGGCAATCGCGTGATCTGGCGTTTCGGCGTCCGCAACCCGGTGGCCGAGGCGATCTTGCGTGACCTGTCATCGACGATGGTCAAGCACATCACCGATGACCAGCGGCAGGGCGTCCGGCAGGCGCTGGAGCAGGGGCTTGCCAGAGGCGTCAATCCGAGATCGACGGCCCTCGACGTCGTCGGTCGGCAGAGCCGCGTCACCGGCCGCCGAGAGGGCGGCGTGATTGGGCTCACGCGGTACCAGATCGAGTTCATCGAGCGTGCCCGCGTTCATCTGGCGTCCGGCGACCCGGAACTGATGAACCGATATTTCGAGCTCAAGACTCGCGACAAGCGTTTCGACCGGACCGTCATGGCCGCGATCAGAGCCGGCAAGCCGGTCACTGGCGAGGCGCTCACCACGATAATCGGGCGGCTGCGCGACAAGAACCTGCTTCTCCGCGGCGAAATGCTGGCCCGCACCGAAACCATGATGGCTCTGGGCTCCGCGCGCGATGAAGCAATGCGGCAGCAGATAGAGGCCGGAAAGGTCCAGGCGCAGGACGTCAAGAAGCGCTGGCATTCGGCCGGAGACAACCGGGTGAGGCATACGCACCGGGTTCTGAACGGTCAGGCCGTCGGTATCGACGAGGTATTCCAGAGCCCGAGCGGCGCCATGCTTCGCTATCCGGGCGACCCGCGCGCGCCGATCAGCGAAATATCCGGCTGCCGCTGCTGGTGCGAGTATGACGTCGACTACATCTCCGCAGGGCTGCGGCGGTACCGGGCGAGGGCGGCCTGATGGCGAACCTCAAGTTCAGCGCTCAAATCGCGGCATGGGCTGAAAAGGTTCCGGAGGCTGTCGAGGCGGTATTCAAGGAGAGCACGAAGGAAATCGTGCGCGAGATGCAGACGCCTCGCGCCGCCGGCGGCCGGATGAGGGTAGACACCGGGTTCCTCCGGGCTTCGCTCATGGCATCCACCGCCGCCATGCCATCAATCAACCCGGCTGCCCAGCCGGTTGAGGGCGGGGCTTACACGTACAACGATGGGCAGATCGAGGCGGTGATTGCCGGGGCTGCAGTCGGTGACACGCTGTATTTCGGCTACACAGCGGCGTACGCGGGCCACCGCGAATACGGCGCCAATGGGCAGCCGCCCGATGCTTTCGTTCGTCTTGCTGTCCAGAACTGGGGAATGACGGTGGAACGCACCGCGAAGAAGGTCAAGGCTGCGTTTGGCCTTTGAGTGCCCGGTTGCCGTCGCTGCCTTCCTCGGCGGCCATTAGCAGCCCGAGGGACAGCAGCATCAACGACTTCTCGGCGGCGCGTAGGGCCGTCTCAGCGCGAACCGTTTCACCAGTCGCCTGCGCGAGCGTCATCCTCGCATTGGTCAGCAAGTCATGCGCCTGGTTGTCGGTCAGCTTTTCGGACATGAGGAATTGATACATGGCGGTCGGTATCGACGCAATCATCTTCAAGGCGTTGACCGATCATCTACTTACGATGACGCCGGCGCTCCCCATCGCTGCGCCTAACGTGGTGTTCCCGGCCGCCGGGCAATCCATGCCGTCGAAGTACCTGGCAGTCTCGTTCCTGCCAAACCAGACGCGGGAAATAACCTTGGGAGACGACCCGCAGCAGAAGCGGGGGCTCTATCAGGTCTCGGTCGTGTTCGCTGTTGGCGTGGGGATCATTGGTGCGCTCGAGACAGTCGAGACCATCATATCGCTCTTCAAAAACCGTTCGCTGTTTGCTTCTGGCGTGAAGGTCACGATCAGCAGCGAGCCATGGGCATCAGGCCCAATCCAGGAAGGAAACCGGGTCCAGATCCCGGTCACCATCCCTTACTACTGTTTTGCCTAGGAAAGGATCCGAACAATGGCAGGCTTGAAGACGACCCTTGCGGGGGCGAAAGTCTACATCAGCACGGCGGCCGTTACGCTGCCACTCAATGCGGCCGGCTTCGGCGCTCTGACCTTCACGGAGATCACGAGCGTGGGCAATCTGGGCGACTATGGCGCCGCCCCGAACATCATCAATTACAACACGCTCGATACTGAGGTCATGTCAAAGGCCAAAGGGGTCGAGGATGCCGGAGAATTGGCGATCGAAGTTGCCCGCATCTTTGACGATCCCGGCCAAATCGCAATCCGCGCGGCTGCGGCAACCAAATTCAACTACGCGATCAAGGTCGAATACGCCGACGCCCCGACGCCGTCCTGGTCGAACACGATCATGTACGCCGCCGGCCCGGTTTCCGGTCCCCAATTGCTCGGCGGTGGCACGGACGATTTCATCAGGGAGTCGTACACGGTCGCATTCACGGACCAGCGCCCGATCTTCGTTGCCCCTGTCGAAACCCCGTAAGGTGATCAATGGACCTGCTTTCCCTCAACCCAAACACGATCGCCATTGACCTGAAGCACCCGGCGACCGGCGCTCCCCTCGGCGTGTCGGTCGAGCTCCAGAGCCTCGAAAGCGATGCGGTAAAGGCCGTGGAGCGGGCCTTGAAGAACAAGGCGCTTCGCGGCGGCCGGAACACCGTCACCGCGGAGAAGATCGAAGACAACACGATCGCTCTTTTGTCGGCCGCAATCGTCTCTTGGACGTTCTCTGGTGATGCCATGCTCGGCGACGACAAGAAGCCGGCCTGCAACGATGCGAACAAGCGCAAGCTGCTCTCGGTGCCAGCCATCGCGAAGCAGATCGACAGCGCACTCGGAGACGAAGCGGCTTTTTTCGGCAGCTAGGCGATGAGCTGGCGGCAACCGTCGCTCTCATCGTCAAGTACGACACCCCAGGATATGAACTCCGGGGCATGGGCGGGGTAAAGGAAACGCTATCCCGCCGCGAAATGAACGATCGGTTCGGTCAAGGGCATCTCAACCCTGATATCGAGCCGCCGGAAGACGGCGAACACCTGTGGGAATGGTTCTGGCACCTGTCGGGACATCGCCACCAGGGCATGAACGGCCCCCAGCCTCTCACCTATCAGGACGTCGAAACCTGGTCGCGAATGACCGGGACGATCCTGCTGCGCGAAGAGGTGGTGATCCTGATGCAGATGGACACGGCGTTTCTCAATGCCGTCGCCGATGAGCACGAAGAACAGCGCAAGCGGGCGGAAGCCGACAAGTAACGGAGGATGCTATGGCCGACGTAGCGACCCTAGGCATTGCCGTAGACAGCTCTGGCGTTGAAAAGGGCGCGAAGTCCCTTGACCATCTCACGAACGCTGCCAAGCGCGCGGAGGCGGCTGCTGCTGGCGTATCCGGCGCCACAAAGAACGCGGGGGCCGCTGCGGCGTCCGTATCCGCTGGAGCCGACAGTGCCGCAGCCGCACTCAACCGTGAGAGCGCCGCCGCCACCAAGGCAGCCGGCGCACTGAAGATGCACGCCGCAGCGGCAAACCAGAACGTGCGAGGCATGACGGCCGCATCAATGAACGTCGGGAACCTCGCGGCCCAGTTCCAAGATATCGCTGTGACTTCGGCGATGGCGATGAGCCCGCTGCAGATCGCCCTACAGCAGGGTACGCAGATCAGCGCGGTTCTGGGGCCAATGGGGGCCGCAGGCGCAGTCCAGGCACTCGGGCAAGCCTTCCTCACGGTCCTGTCTCCCGTCAGCCTTGCCACGATTGCCATTGTGGGTCTATCGGCGGCTGGACTGCAGATGGTGGATTGGCCGGCTTTGGCGGCTTCGGCATTGAACGGTCTTGCATCCGTTCTGCAGACGATCGCCCCCTATGCTGCTATGGCTGCCGCTGGGCTTGCGCTGATCTACGCTCCGGCGGTGATTGGCGGGGTTATCAACCTCATCGCTCTGCTCGGGCGTCTTTCCGTCGCCGCTCTCGGCCTCGCGGTCTCCTTTGCCGCGGCAAACCCGGCGGTCGCCTTCGTGGCCGGCATCACTGCCGCCGTGGTCGCCGCCAACATCTTCCGGGAGGAGTTGGCCCAGATATTCGGCGTCGATATCGTCGAGACCGCCAAAGCCGGGGTGAACCTGATTATAGGTTCGTTTGTTGCCGCCTTCGAGGACATCAAGTTCGTTTGGGCGCAGCTTCCCAATATCATGGGTGCGGCCATCGTCGGGGCGGCAAACGCAGTCATCGGCGGCATGAACGCCATGATCGGCAAGGCGACTGCGTTGTTGAACGGGTTCATTGCAGAGATCAACGGGATGCTCGGTTCTCTGCCATTCGGGATGGGCGAGGGCGCATCGATCCCGAATATCGGCGACATGTCGGTCGGTATGATCGAAAACAGCTTCGCGAGTGACCTTTCAGGCGCTGTGGACGCGCGAAACACGGCGGTCGGGGCAGCGCTTAGCCGAGACTACCTCGGCGACATGGGCACTGCGATCTCTCAGGGCGCATCCACTGCAGCGGCGAAGCTGAAGGAGGTTGCCGCTGGGCTAACGAACGTCGAGGCTGCGGCGGGGAAGGCTGGGGGCTCCGGCAAAAAGGCGGGAGAGGACACCGCTAAGGGGTTCGACACCGCCAAAGAAGCCATGAAGCAGGCCGAAGAGGCCATGGGGTTCGCCAAGGACATCACGAAGGGCTTTATCTCCGATGTTAAATCGGGCTTGAAGAACGGCGAGGGCTTGTGGAAGTCGTTTGCCAACGCTGCCGTGAACGCCCTCGATAAGATCGCCGACAAGCTGCTCGATCAGGCCCTCAACAGTCTGTTCGCGCCAGCAAACGGCGGCGGTGGGCTGCTGGGTAGCATCCTCGGCGGGATCTTCGGCGGTGGGCAGCTCGCAAAAGCGAAAGCGGGCGGAATTGGTCTCTATGCCGATGGCACGGCATCCGCGCGCGCGGGCATGGCGATCGTTGGCGAAGAGGGGCCGGAGGTCGTGCGGTTCCGCGGTGGCGAAAAGGTCATTCCGAACCATCAGCTAAAGGCAGCCAACTCCAATCGGAACGGAGGCGGGCAGGGCAGCGGCGGTATCGCCGGCGTCCGCGTCTATGTCGACCAGGACGGCAATTGGCAGGCCAAGGTTGAAAGCATCGCGCGCGGCGCTGCCTCGCAGGTCAGCGCCAACAACTTCGCGCAATACAACGAGCAGCAGCGCCGCGTTGGATTCGGGGAAACGCAGAAGCGCTTCGTAGCGCAGAAGGGCTGATGGATGGCAGTCTACATCAACCAGCCAACTGTGCCGATTATGTACCTACGGCCGACCCGGGCGAGTTTCGACAATCCCGGGTCGGCGCTCGATGGAGGCGTCAACGGCATCGGAGAATCCATCAGCATTGAGACCAGCGGCGGCGGCATCGTAACTGCGACTTATGAGGAATGCGTCTTGCTTGGAGACGACACCGAGCGGCACGAGGTCATCAACTGGCTTGGAGCGCGCGGGAACGGTGGTTATCGGTTCTTCAACGTCCCCATCATCAACGACGGCATCGGCCCATTTCCCATCGTTGATGGCAAGCGCCGACCTACCATCAAGGGAATTCCGCATTCCGACGGATCGTTCTTCTCGGATGGGTCGGGCTACAGCCAAGCGACCGTCTACGGCGAAGTGATAGAAGCGGCGGCGCTCGGCGCCGGCATCCTGAAAATGCGTGTCTACGGCGCCGCACGGCCGCTGCGCTGGTCGGATTGGTTCTCGATCTATCACCCGACAAAGGGCTGGCGCGCTTACCGGTATTGGGAGGTGATCTCCACGACCAACGAGGCGAACCCGGTATACACGCTGGCCATCGCTCCTCCTCTGCGCGAGGCGGTAACGGCCGGCACCCGCGTCGAGCTAGCGCGCCCGATGTGTTGCATGAAATTCCCGCGCGGCTTCACGTTGCCCTGGGACTACTCTGGCTTTTACGAGTCCCGGCCAACGCTTCGGTTCACGGAGGCGTTCTGATGGAGTTCGTCCCCGCACACATCATCGAGGAGATGCGGGGCAGCCACCAGCTCGGCATCTTCCTCAGGGTCGACACCGACCCTGCTTTGCACCTCTGGTTCGGGATTAACGACATCCCGGCCAACTTCGACAGCATCGACCCGACAGGAACGGTTTATCTCGGCGGCGGCCGTCTCATCGGCGTGCCGACGCTCGAGGTGCTGGTCAACGGTACGGCGGACAGTGTCGAGTTCACCCTTTCGGGTCTCGACCCCACGACATCGGCGAAGATGCTCGACAGCTTGCCGCCTGTTCGCGGAGCTGCCGTCCAGATGGGACTGACGACGCTCGATCGGTATTTCCAGCCGATGAGCAGCATCATTCCGATCTGGACGGGGACGGCCTCTCATACCGGCGAGGTCAGCCCGCCAGTCGAGGAGGGCGAAAGCCCTAGCATCACGCTTTCGCTCGCCGTCGTGACGGGCGAGGCAACCAGGTCTCGCGGCGCGCGCTCGGTCTGGTCGTCTCCTCATCAGAAGGCGATATCGCATACCGACAAGTTCTGCGACGGCGTCAGCCGGCTTGCCAGAGGCGTTCAGCCAGTCTGGCCGAATTTCCAAGGATAGCCATGACCTTGCAAGAATTTCTTGCCCTGCCACACCAGTTCAGGTGGGGCGGGGTTGCCGGCGATGATTGCACGACCTTCTGCGGCAGTTGGCTGCGCGAGAGCGTCGGCGTCGATCCTGCGGAGGCCTACCGCGGCACATACAGCACGGCCGAAGGCGCTCACGACATTCTGGCGAGGGCCGGTGGCCTGGTCGCCTTCGCTGCGGCCGCACTGGAGCCGATGGGCTTTGTACGTACCGACGAGCCGAGCGACGGTGACGTCGGCGTTGTGCTCGCGCCTGCTGGCATGGCCG